TGCCAACATCTTTTGTACCGCGCACAAGCGCTTCTAATGCTTTGCGGTATTCAGTATCGGCAACGCCAGACGCTCGACTCATTGCGCTGATCTGCTTTTCAACCTGCGCGGTTTGTGCGGCGCCAGCACCAGTCACATTCTGCAAAGTAAGCGCTAAAGCCGCCTGCTCCTGCTGGTCTTCCATTGCCGCCTTAGTTGCGTCACCAAGGGCAACAGCCAAACCGCCAAGCGCCGCAGCTGCAGGAATCGCCGCTTTCTTAATCGCAAACTGTGCCTTTTCGCCAACAGTCTCAAGTTGCTGGAATTGCTTGACAGCCTTCTTTACCCCTGTGCCGTCAAACTCGCTGATGATAGGGATATTGATTGCCATTACGCGGTCTCTCTATTCGCTTCGCTCATGACGCGCTTCACCAACTGCTCCATCTCGGACATGACATCGTTTTCGCGTTGCTCGTACGCCTTCCACATTACTCGCGAACGATCACCGTAGCGTTCACTTAATTCGCGCCCTAATGCGCCTTCCATGGATGTGTCAAACATTGTGCCAGTCGCGCCCTGCCATTGAATAACAAACGTGCCGACATTCGACTTATTACCACCGTATTCCTTAATGTTTCGCGTGTTAATTTTGGCGGCAATTTTTTGTTTCATGCCAGGTATCCACGGCAACATCTTGAACCCTGATCGAGTGCTCCAGTTGCGCGCCATACCAGACAACGGCACACGAGACGGCACAAGCTTGTTGGCGTCGTCAATAACTGGCTGGACGATTTTCTTGTAATCCTTGGTGATTTCACGGCGCAAAGACTTGTCAATCTTGTTAAGAGTCTTTAAGGCTTCTTTAAGCCCTACGACCTCAATCTTTGCCGATACTTCATTCACATCATCTCCGTTTGTTCTGCTCGTTAAGCACTTTAATGACAGTCACTAGATCACGTGCGTCAAACGGAATGTCGTTAGGCCACCAACCGACCCCGACGAGAACCTCTGCTAGTTGGCGGCGGAAGGTGCCGCGTCCGTAGGGTTTGGGTCTGTCTCGTCCAGTACCGGCAGAATGTCGATGTCAGGGTTTTTGCTAATCCATTCACGCCAGTTGTCGCCAACCTGTTCGCCTTTAAGTTTCAAGATCGTGTGCATCCAACACGCATAATCGGAGTACAGCGGTGAAGCTGACAGTTGCTGGATGTTGCGACGCTCAAGGCGTTCCCATTCGGTAATGACAAACAGGTTTGTGTAGTAATACTCAGGTGCGCTGTCGGTCGTGCGCTTTAACTGCAACTTGATTTTCATTTGTTCTCCTATGTCGGCTTGGAGCCGTTATTTATGCGGTGACGTCAACGCTGTACGTGCCACCCTGAAACTCAATTTCATAGGTGCTCAACTCGCCAAGCGATGCGTTAATTACTGGAATGCTTGACAAGTAAGTGTCAGTCAAAATAAAGCCAGGGTTAGTTGCGCTGTCTGCTGCGCTTGTTGGGTTGACTTTAATCGTGCACTTCGTGCCGAGCAATGGCGCCAAAACTGCGTAAGACTTACTTGCTGCATAACTGGCGTAAACCGTCAGCGTACAGGTATTTGAAAAGAGGCCAGATGTCATAGTGCGGGATGTCTGGCCAAAACTCGTATCTTCCAGAGCTTCCGCGGTGACAACCAAACTGCATGCAGAAACTTCTGTGGTGATGTCAACAATGGTGCCGATGGCGGTGCCAACTTTGACTGTTGGGTTTGAGAGGTAAGTGGATGACATAATTTCTCCTTAAGTTCTGATCTGATAGTAGATGATTTGTATTCGGTAGTTGTGGATTATGCGGTCTGGGCTTCTATAGCGCAATCAAGGTCGTAACACGGGTACAACGCGCCACCAATTTCAAGGCTTGACGGACGGCCAGCCATCACGATGATTGAGGAGCCAAGCACGGTTGCAACGATGCTCAAGATTGAACGAAGCACCGGCAGACCTGCAGGCCCAGAGCCAATGACCTTGATCGGAAACTCAAGGCGCACGATGTTGCCGTTGCCAGCAAACGTGGTGAAGTTTGGCGCGTCAAGGTATACGCAATTAGGTGCAAGTTTGGTTGGGTCGTTTACAACACGCAGTCCAGACACGGCGGTCAGCGTTGCCGTGACATCATCAATCGCTTCGTTGAACAGATCGGTGTACGACATCAGGCAACCGCTGGACGAGGGATGCCAAGCAGCTGCTTGACGATCGGGGTCAGGCTTTGCTGTGGTGCCGAGCCCATGCCGTCAAACGTGGCGTAGGTTGACTCTATTGAGCCCCTAGAGCGCCACAGAGCGGCGCAATACATTAAAGTGCCCAATGTTGCGTCACCGCCAGGAGAGGTCGTTAGGGAGTCTATGTAGCCTGACTCCTGCCTTCGACGAAACGCAAACTGGCAACCAGCCGACACAGATTGCGTGAGCAACGTGTAGTCATCCGATGGGTTCGTGATCGTGATGCCAAGGTAGGTCATAACTTGCGCGGCCGTCACCCATGTGCAAACAGGGTCATTGGCAACAGTTCCAGACGCGGCGACACGCTCGACATCGCTTGCTGTTTTGGCGTAAAGCACCTGATCGGCAATTGGCACCTGATAGTCGTAAAGCAGATCGCCCTGCGTATCAATGCCCAAAAACAAATACTGTGGCAATGCGCGCACCGAGTAAGTGCCGTTAAATGTTGCGTCAACTCCAGCGACCGTGATTGAACTGCCGACTGCAATCTCGCTGGGGGTCAGGAGTTGCAGTACGGCAAAGTTGTCAATCAGGTACTTGTTAGTAACTGTGTATGTAGCCATGAGCGGTTGCTCCGCTCTCGACTAGGCCTGGGTGATCTTGCGAATCATTCCGCCGATTGCAGCAAAGGTTGACACGTAGCCATGGAATGACATGTTGCGTCCCAAGACTGACGGCTGTTCAACGCTCATGAGTCCACGGATTGATTCGTAGAATTCGTAAGCATCTCCTGCACCTTGACCTACGCGGGTGATGATCATGGTCTTGGCAGCGAAGTTGCTGTCAACTACCAATTGCAATCCGAGTGGGGTGCCGTTCCATGATGTTGCACTTCCGCCGCCAAGTGCGTTTTGACCGGTAAGGCCTGCACCAATGAATGGGAAGATTGGGCGGTTTGTTGTGTCAACAAGCTGACCAAGTTGTGACCACACGTCTACCGATACAAACATGTGTGTCGGCATCCAGTTGCGGTTGCTTGAAATGTCGTTTGCAGCGTCGTAAACGGACTTGAGCAAGTCGGCAACTGTTCCGTCCCAAACACCAGATGAGTTTGCTGCGGTGAGCAAATCGTCTGCTGCTTTGTTGTCAGATGCAATCATGTATTCGCCCATAAGGTCATTCAAAATCAACTGCATTGCGCTTGGCGATGTAAAGTCAATGTCCTGAACTGACAGCGTTACTTGACCAGCAAGTGTGGTCTTGCTGACCGAGTTGGATGCGATCACCATGGTTGTTGCTGATGCTGCAGAAAGTTCTGACTGCGAAGCAACGCTGGTGTGCGTGGTGATAGTTGGACGAATGAAAGTCTTTGACTGACCGTTGTCTGGGTAAGCGCGGGCGCCTACTGCCTCGACCACAGGACGCAAGAAGTTCAGGTCTTGAACCAATGGTCCAAGTACTGGAACTGGCAAAAGACCAGGTGTGTCAGTCGTGAGCACGTCACCTGCAGCTGCCTGCAATGCGGTGCGCTGTGATGCGGTGTGTTCTGCTACTGCAGCGTTCATGTTTTTGAACGTGTCTCCACCGATGTGATAAGCGGCCATGAACTCGCCTGCACTTGGCAGTTTAAATTCTTTTTTGGCCTGTGCAAAAATTGGTGCGGTTGGGATTGTTGCCTCAACTGCTGGTGCGGTTACTTCTGACATGGGTTCTATCTCCTGTTCTGGGACTACTTCTTCATTTAACACTACTTCTTCTGGTTCTTGGTGGATACTCGCTGCGACTTTGGTGATGTTTGCTGCATCGCCAAAAGCGCCGATCGGAACTAGGGACAATTCCATCCAGTCGGCTGACTCAATGATCATTGTTCCTTCTTCGTCATACGAGAATTTGGTTGGGTTTACGCCGACCGATACTTGGTCAATTGTGCCGTCCAAGGCCATGACCAAAGCGTCATTGCCAAGGGTAGTCGCGCTGATCTTGGCGCTGAACATCATGCCTTCTTCGGTGTCCACGCGCTCGGTGACAACGCCTACTGGTTGGCTGGCATCGTGGTACATAAACAGGCGTGGCGCTTTTCCTTCAACTGGCAATGAGCCTGGGCGAAAGATCACAGCTGTGCCATCCGAAACTGTTGCCGGCACGTTGTACGGAACTGCGGTTCCAGAGATCGTGCGCTTTGGTGCT